TCCAGATTGCACACCATCCAATGACAAAGGTGTGTTCCTGTCTGTGTTAATTTTGCCATCGTTGTTAAAGTCATAGATGATGTTCATGTCTTGAGGTGTAAGCATGGGCAGTTCATCCATTGAATCAACGCCCATTCCATCTACCAGCTCAAACATGTAATGGCTTGAAGGAGACACCATGACGTATCCACCCTCTCCCCTTACATCCAATCTGCCTGTTGTGTTTCTTATTGATAGGCTGTCATTAACAGCATAGAAATAATGGTAACCACCGCGAGGAGTTTTCTGTTTTAAAGTTGTTCTTGTTAGTTGGCCTGACTCTACAAAGTCACATGCTTCTTGTGTGTCTGCATCGAGCACAACAAAACTAATGCCTGTTACCACAGCCCAATTGCAATTAGGAAACTCTAAGTACCATTGCTTGATGTCTTTCATCGTTGGTTGTTTATTAATGTATTCAGCCCACTTAACTCTTGGAGTCTTAGACCAACGCTTTGCTATAACATCTTCTTGTTCGTTAGGATGCCTATGCTTAAAATAGTCTGGAACATTGTCTTCTTTAGATCCACAGGGTATTAAATGAAAGTTGTTCTCATAATAAGATACCAACATATCTCTGCGTTCTTTGTCGCGAATGTCCTCACCCTTTAGGTTTGGATTTAAGTCTAGGCCCATTACTGTTCTACTGTTCCGTATATACTTTCCCAGTCAAGTGCATGCCCGGTAAGTTTAATAAGTTTCTTGGCTTGATTGACTGAGGGTTGTCTGCTTCCATACCTCCACGATCTAATCGTATCAATGGAAACACCCAGCTCTTTTGCCAGGCTCTCTTCTCCTCGTTTTACTATGTAGTCTTTTAGTTTCACGTTCTCTCCTTTTAATAAGAGACGCGACCTGATTAAATTAAGGAGGACTGGTGTTCTTGGGGGTGAACAAAAGACCATCAAGTCGCGTCATGAATTAATGATAATTGAATACATACATAAAGTACAGATATTTCTTGACAATGTTTTATTTATCATTAAGATTAAGGTATTGAAGTTTGGAGAAACTAATGACTGAAAAAGATATAACAGAATTTTGCCTTGAAGCTTTGCTAAAGGCTAAGAAAAAGAACCTAACCATGCAGGCTGAATTAAAAGCAGAAAGCTCAAGGTTAGACATTGAAATTGCATCTCGTCCTGAGATACAAGAACACATTAAAGTATTATCAAACACAGGGGGTTCTACGAGAGTTCCTCTTAAAAATTTAATTCCATTTGATCTTAGGGTTCAATACAAAGTAACCAAGACTTGGGATCAAGGGCATTTAGCTAAGTGTGTTGCCGATGGATACAAGATACCTTTTAAGGTTCAGTATGCTGAAGACATCAAAGCTGTTAAGCAATGCATGGAAGATAACCCAGACCTTTGGGACTTTGTCCAGGAAGGTTTACAAACCAAGATTAATGAGAGGCCTTATGTGCAATTCATTGATCCATTAAAAGGAGAATCCAAATGAGTAGACTAGGAGATTTTTTAATAGACGTTAAGTCTGATTCAGAATTTGTTATAAGCACTTGTAGCAGCTTCGAGGAGTTTTGCAAAAGGATGAAAGACATTAATGACTTGTATTTACCAAGCGCATTGTCAGACTTATGGGAAGAACATGTTGGTTCCCAAGAAGATAACACCGTGAACTTTCACGACAGGAGACCAAGATGAGCTTATTGGACACAGTAGAGACAGGAATCAAAGTGCCAGCACTTAAGATAAACATATCAGGAACCGATGGCATAGGTAAGTCTACCTTTGGTTCACAAGCACCCAAGCCTATCTTCATTAAGACTGAGGACGGAACTAACTTTATCGATGTTCCTTCCTTCCCTTTGTGTAAAAGCTACGATGACATCGTTAAGCAGATACAAACATTGCACGATGAAGACCATGACTATAGAACCCTGGTGTTTGATACAACTGATTGGGCTGAGAAGTTAGTGCAACAGAAGGTATGTCAAAATCATTCAATCAAATCAATTGAGGCCCTTGGCTTCGGTAAAGGTTATACAGAGTCAGCGGAGTTATATCGCAGACTTTTACAAATGTTTGATGGGTTACAAGAAAAAAAGATGCACGTCATCTTGCTTTCTCATGTGGCCATTAGAACTTTCAACGATCCAGAGCGTGAGCCCTACGATCGTTGGGAAATGAATCTACACAAGAAAGTATCAGCAATGATACGAGAATGGGTAGACTTCAACTTGTTTGCAAACTACGAGGTATCAACTCGTACAAGTGGGCAAGGTTTCAAGGAATCAACCAGAGCTGTGTCATATGGCAAGCGAAAGTTGTTTCACAAATACGCAGCAGCCTTTGATGCTAAATCTAGAGTCGACTTGGGAAACCTCCCATTAGACTTAGATTGGGATGCATTTATGACTGCTTTTAAAGAATCTTTAAAATCTAAATAGGAGAAAAACAATGTCTGATTTTGAAATTAACCTAACTGACGTAGACGATCTAGATACTAGTTCGATAGGTCCCATGCCAGCCGGCGATTATGAAATGGTTGCTAAAACCTGGGAGTCAAGAACTGCCAAAAGCAGTGGTCATAAAATGATCAACATAACTTTTGAAGTTGTTGGCCCTAAGTTTGCAGGCAGAAAAGTTTGGGAAAACTTTATGCTTGAAGGCAATGGCTTGAATGTATCCAAAGGCAAACTTCGTAACTGGAGAAAAGCCATGGGTATGGATCCCGATGTCGAAAACTTTGGCCTAGAGGCACTCGAAAGCATGATGAACATATGTTTTCATGCAACGCTTCGCATAGAAGAAGGCAACGACAAGGGAGACGGAACAAAGTGGGATGATAAAAATGTTATTGGTAAGTTCGCCGCAGGGACTGCCAGTGCAAAACCTTCATCCCCTTCGCCTGCTCCAGCAGAAAAGTCATCAGACGATGACGGGTTTGACTGGGACAAGTAGATGGATTTCATCAAGGAATTGCATAGCCAGGTCGACATATTAAAGAGAGATGGCGATTCTGTAGATGAAACAACCGAGAGAGTATCTAAAGCTTTGCTTGACCTGGGCTATGCCTTGGCTACTCCTCGCCTTATTAGAGATAACGTTAAGTATTATCTCAAAGAAGACAATTGGGAGAATTATAACCCAATTGATTATATTACATAAGCAATGCCGGGCAATTCATTGCCGGTTTATTAGCAACTTTGAAATCCAGTTGTTTGCTGTGAGGGTTTCACTTTTTTTGGAGAAAAAAATGTCAATAAATACCAGAGAGGCAAAGGCCTTGATTACCATGGTGGAATCTTTGCTAGATTCTTTAGATCAAACATTCGACAGCCTGCCGTTTGAAATAGATCAAAAAGTAAAAGATGCTAAACTAACCTTACTAAACGTGGATACAAAAGATGAAAAAGAAAGCAGATTTACTGTATTTTTTAGGAAGTATGGAGCATGAAAATGCCTAAAGAAACTTATACTGATCAAGAGATAGAAGAATTTAGGTTAGAGCTAATCGGCTATTTACAAAAAAACTACGGAAAACAATACAAGAAAGATACTTTTATAAGGCTTTTAGCAAAAGAAAATAATGTATATCACGCTACATTAGACAGATTTATAAACAACAAAGAACTTACATCTGGAGTTCTTTATAAACTTGTTAAAAAATTAAAGGAGAATAATAAATGAGCAAAGATAAAGCTGTTCACCAACCACCTCATTACACTCAAGGTGGTATTGAATGTATTGATGCAATTAAGGCAGCTTTGACTCCAGAAGAATTTAAAGGATATTGCAAGGGTAATGCTTTTAAATATATTTGGAGAGCCAATCACAAAGATGCAAACATCCAGGATCTTCAGAAGGCCGTTGTGTATATTAACTGGGCAATAGAACAGATGGAAAATGCTTAACTATGAACATATTAAAGTCAATTATACTAGAGGGACAAGACGAAGATTATCAAGTAGACACTCCTATTGTAAAAGCAAAATCATTTGCTGGCGCAGAGAGAAAGTTTAAAGGCAAAGAGGTAATAGGTATGATTAAAATAAGCGAAGACGAAGTTATGGTTTTTGTTTCTGAATAATGAAAACATCAAGCGCTAAAGCGAAAGGTCGCAAACTCCAGCAATGGTTTGCTAATGTAATGATTGAGATCTTATGCTTAGATAAAGAAGATCTAGAGTCAAGGCCTATGGGAAGCCAAGGCGAAGATATTATTATGGGTAAACAATCCCGGAATAAATTTCCTTACTCAATTGAATGCAAGAATCAAGAAGCAGTTAATGTATGGAAAGCGTATGAGCAAGCTGAATCCAATTGCAAAGATTACGAACCTTTGGTTGTTATTAAAAGAAACAGAAGCAAGCCTTTGGTCCTGGTGGACGCAGAGCATTTTATTTCATTACATAAAAAATAATGCGCATTCTCTGTATTGTTTTACTTTTAAACACATGCAGCCTTATACCCATCCCAGAAAAACAATCAATAGATCTAAAAGAACAATTTAATAAGTGCAGAGATTCTTTGTACACCAACTACCCAAATCAAATAAAGCAATCTGCTTGGCGTATTTGCATGCAAAAAAAAGGGGCTTGACGCCCCTTTCGTTTACCCTTACTTAAAAGGGTGGTTTTGCCTCTTGGGGGGGAGACATAACCGTTGACTTCTCAAGTTTCATGATCTTAGACTTGAGAGATGTTCTTTGTTGGCCTTCGCCATCTGTCCAAACATCTTCAAATTGCTTCATGTTTACTTTAACAGTTTTACCTATAAAGTCTTTACCAAACTCTGGTAGCTTCTTAAATCCAACAGCCAAAGCTAAACGACTATGCATCTCGGATGATATCTTTTTAGTTGTTTCGTTGGTTGACCATAAGTTATACCACTCAGAATGATCTCGGTATTTACCGCCATCAATCTGAAAAGTATATTTTTGCGTCCAATTACCGCTTTTAGATTTGTACTTTTCAGCAGCAATAATCTTTGCTTCGTAATCACCAGTTGGTGCAACCTCTGGACCTTTCGATTCCATTTGCTCCACGTTTTCAAAAAAATCAACATCATTAAAATCTGACATTATTTACTCTCCTTATTTTCAACATTCATAGAAAACCCTAATTTTGCAATTAGAGCAGTTAAATCAGGTTTCTCAAACGCTTCTAGCTTACCGCTACGATCTTTGGCTGTGTAGCCTTGACCTATTCTCGTTTGTAACCACCTTGCAGCTATCGCATTACCATCATCATCTTGATCGTCAATAATACGAAGTGCTAAAACCTCATCAAAGAAATACGTTATCGAATCTCCCAGAGGTTTACTTGCCATTTTAGGACCAAAGAAAAATACGCCATCATTATTATCTTTGCCTTCTTTGCAAAGAAATAACACATGCATATCTAGATCCCTAAATGATCTCATTAGACTGGTGACTGCTTCAGCTACATTCTGATAAGCCATTCTCCCGTCTTTGTTTCTACCCTTTTCATGCACCAATAAGATCTCAGAGATCTCTGATACAGAGTCTAAACAC